TGCCAGATACATTATGCGTGTAGATGCGAAAATGAACCTAATGTAGATTACACAGACGACTACATTCTACACGAAGGAGAAGTTAAGGAGTATAAAAGGCCAACTAATATATACATAGTAAAGTAATTATGACAATAAACATTGATTTTGATGGAACTGTAGTAACTCACGCATTTCCAAAAGTAGGTAAGAATATAGGAGCGCAATTTGTGCTAAAGAGATTAGTAGCTAATGGGCATAAATTAATTTTATTCACAATGAGATCAGACAAAAACGGAACCATGTCTACCGCTGATCCAGGAATAATTGCTATTCCAGGTCAGTATTTAACCGACGCTATTAACTGGTTTAAAGAAAACCACATACCATTACACGGAATTCAATCTAACCCGGATCAAAAAAACTGGACAGATTCTCCGAAGAGTTATGCTGATTTAATGATTGATGACAGTGCATTAGGATGTCCACTAAAGTACAATAGAGAAGTGTCGAACAGACCATTCGTTGATTGGGGTAAAGTAGAAGAGTGGTTAGAATCTAGAGGAGTAATTTAAAACAAACAATATGAAAGAAGAAAAAATGGTTAAAGAATACTTACCACATGAGCAGAGAGTAATTGCGGAAAGAGAAGAGTTAATGGTAAAACTTAACGATCTAAATAAGTTTATAGGCGGATCAACCTTCTTTGAGCAATTAGAGAATACGCAAAAGAACTTGTTAATCATACAACAAAGAGCAATGGAAACTTATGCTACAGCACTGAAAGCTAGGATTGACTTGTTTTAAACTTAAAAATTAAAAAATAAAAGCCTTTATTTAACGATAAAGGCTTTGTCATTTAAAATAGTTTCTTATCTTTGACGAAACAAAACAGTAAGCTATGGCATTTTTAAAGAAAAGAGCAGAAACAATAAAAAGGAAGACCAATGTATTCACTCCTACTCAGAATAGAATACTTTCTATGGACAAAGAGTTATTGATAAAACATTACGCACTAGTAAGATTAAGAGTTAGCTCCATGGGAGCTGAAGAAAGAAGAATCTTGCTTAACAGAATAAACTACGGAGTAGATAAAGGACACATATCAGTTGAAGAGCTTCAAAGAGAAGTAGATAAAGTTCAAGACATGATTGAAGCAGAATTAAAAAAATAAATCTAGATGAAAGTAGTAATATTACCAAGTGATTCTTATAAAGAGAAACTTAAAGGTGTTATAAAATCTGCGGCTGACGCCGGTGAGAGATCAATTACTCTTTTCTCTACCTCCTGTATTCAGGAATTATTACTTGAATTGCTGGAAAGGACACGGTCGGCAATAAGATTCAGGTCAATGTCAGGAATAATTTTTATGCTAAAAGATAGCGGAATTTTAATAGAGTTAATTACAGTAGATAGTTATGAGTAAGATAGAAGAGATTGCAGGCGGATTCAAAAACATATTGAGAAGTAAACTTAATTTAACAACAGAAGAAGAAGAAGTTTTATTTGCTACAAGAAGAAAAGTATGTGACGTATGTCCATCAAATAAAGACGGATTGTTATGTTCAACATGCGGATGCGTATTGGCAGCAAAGGTAAGAGCTATAAATACCTCATGTCCAGAAGGCAATTGGTAGAAAGATTAAAAAACAATAGGAAATGAAGAAAAAAGATATTAATTTAGCAGCAGAAATAAAGAAGAGAGAGGACTATAACTTATTGTGTCCATTTCCTTATTACTCAACAGAGACAATTCAAGACTTAAAAACAAAACAAAAAATGGTAACAAGGAAATCAGATTACAACAACGTCCCGGTAGAATATTGTAAAACATGTCTATCACTTCATTTAAAAGAAGTAAAGTTTGAAGGCAAATTAGACCTTACGACAGGAAAAGAAAAGAGTGTGGTATATTGTATACCTTGTGGGAATACTTCAGTAGAGAGCGCCCATATAACAGAATGGGAAGACTTCTATGAAGCTAAATACGGAAAGCCTTTCTTAGAAAAAAAATAAGAGAAAATGGATAACATAAATATCAAGAGAATAAACGTCGATGTAAAACAATTGTTTACTTATTGGCTGACATTCTTAAAGCCTTATCATAATTTAAGGCAGAAAGAAATTGAAGCATTAAGTGTGTTTCTTTACTACAGACACAGATTGTCTGAAGAGGTACTAAATAAATCTTTGATAGATAAATTGTTATTCTCTCCGGACGTAAGAAAAAGCATAATGCTAGATCTTAATATTAAAAGCACTTATGTTTTTAATAATTTACTTACAGCATTAAGAAACAAGGGTGTCATATCGAGAGATAACAAGATTACAGAAGTTTTAGTACCAAACTTCTTACCAGGATCCGACAACTTTAAATTGGTATTTAACTTTGAAGTCAATGATAGTAAACAAAACTGAGAAAATAGAACTTGAAAAGATAGCAGCCAAGCACAATATAAGTATTGAGGAAGCTAAAGAAGTTATAGACAGCATGTATGGATTCATGAGGGAGAAGATTTCAGAGATAAATTTCACAGAAAAAGAGTTCTCAAAAGAAGAGTTCTCTAATCTAAAAACTAATTTTAATATTCCTTGCATAGGAAAATTTTGCGCCGTATATTACGCCTATAAAAAAATAAACAAAATCAAATGATAAAAACAGATACATTCGGAGAAAGCTTAATAGGCTATAGGTTTAATCCTCAAGGAGATCCAGACGTAGATATCGTAAAGAAAACATTCGCAAGCTTAGTTGATTTAATTGAAACTTTTCCGGAAGATACAAGAATCAGCAAGATGCTAAAGGAAGCAAGTCTAGTAGCTTGCGTTAATGCACAAATGCTAACAGTAAAATTAATAACATTAAAAGAGTAAGATGGACGAAAAAGTTTGGATTAAAACAGCAAAAGTAAACGAAGATGTCAAACACCAAAAAGCGCAAGCTGAACTACAAGGAGATATCAAGGGATACTTCGGAGAGAGAGATAAAACCAATAGAGGCATTGATACTAAAATTTCAGACGCAACTGAAACGTCAAAAGCAGAAGCTGAAGTCAAAGAACTTCTTTACGAGGATTCTATTAAAGACTTCCCTATTCAGGACACAACAAGACCTATGTTTAATCAAGTTTTTATATCTGCAAGGAGAAATAAGACAAAGACAGATTCAGGATTATGGTTGCCGCAAGCATCATTTGGTACCGAGAAAGAAACAGACGCGTCGATTGACTACCAGTCTGTCCAGAAGGTAATGGCAATTGGACGTCAGGTTCAAGAAGTTGCGGTAGGAATGGAAGTTAAAATCAACTACGAAATGTTTAAAAGAAAAGTAGAAGGGAATTTATCTTCAGTAGTAAGAAAAGAATTTGAATACGTAGTTCCAATTGTAGAAATTGACGGACACGAATACATAAAAATCTCAGAGAGAGAAATTGAATACATCACAGACACAAAAGGATTAAAAAACACTAATTTTGAAAAATAGTATTATGAAAGAAAATTTATTAGAATCATTGGCGAAAATTATGATTGCATTAGAACTAAATGAAGTTCAATCAATCGAGGTTAGAGGAGCAATTGCAGAAGGAGTTAAATTTCAATCAGCATTGGCAGTAATCGATGAAGATGTACTGAAAGAAATTGTAGTTGAGTTAAAATTGAACGAAGAAGTAAAAAAAAGTAAATAAGTATGGAAGTAGTATCAGCAATATTTGACGCATTATTTGTATTAGCAGTAATTATCAGTACATGGTCAATCAACAAATCAATTGATCGACTGGAAAGAAAAACAGAAGAATTAGAAGAAAAAGCTAATTCTAAAGACATCGTCCCGGAAGAGGAAGAAGTTAAACCTGTAGTTCGAAAGAAAAGAGTAAGGAAGCCAAAAGTGGCTAAAGAAATTGTGTAAATTAAGGGACTTGAAAAAGTCCCTTTTTTTGTGTATATTTGTCAAAACATTTTAAAGAGAGAAAGATGAATATTTTTGAAGTAAAGAATTTTGTGGTGACGTTCTCACCACAAGCATTAATGTTAAGACCATTTAAAGAGATATGGCTTAACGATAAGTCTAAAGATAAAGAGAAAGCAGTACAAGAGCTATCTTATGTTTTCTACATGGCAGACGACAGATCTGACTATATGTACATTTTAGATGAAGAAGAAAGAAAGGAAGCTGTTATAAGAGATTTAAACATGGATCCTAACTGGATAAAACCTCAATACATTGACGAGGCGATGGAGTTTTATATAGAAGCGTCTACCACTACATCTACACAAATGCTTAAAAGCACGCGTGGAGTAATAGAAAAGATATCAAAGTTTCTTGACGACATTGACGTGAATGAAAGAGATAAAAACAATAAGCCAGTATTTGATATAGGAAAGATTGTAGCTTCAGTAGAGAAAGTTCCTAAATTAGTAAAAGCACTTAACGAGATTGAACTTGAAATTGTAAAAGAAAAAGAACTTAAAGCTCAATCAGGAAGTAAGAATGGCGGAGTGTTTGATAACGAAGGGATATAATTATGGATAACTATAGAAAGTTTAACAAGATACAGACTGACTTAACGGCAGATCTAATGTCACACATGAACAAGGAAGAGGAAGCTGATCTATTCGAAATGCTTGATTCTATTATGTTTTTGCAGAATTTATCTTCTCCATCTAGGTTATACGCTAAAGATTTAGAACGTTGGGATAACCCGGCGCTTCCAACAATAGCTGTAATTCCTGGAGCAAAAGTAAGAACACTGGACCCTAATGGTAAAATAGTCGTAGACATAACTAATCCTCACATCTTGGAAGACATGGATTTCTTCAGAGAAGCAGCTATTCATTTTGAGAAACATGGAGTTTATACTAGGTTATTTCCTAATAGAAACCCTAATAGTGAGTACTTTAAGTATTGGAAAGAAGAAGCAAGGAGATGTAGAGAGGGACACTTTAGACCATCTGATGGTGAATGGATCCCAGGATTCTACTACTTTTACTTGAACTATTCTCCAATCTTGAAAGTAGAGGTTGTTGAAGGAACACAACGTGCCGGTCGTGTGGAAGCATTTCCTAACGTGTATGATGGAGATTATTTATTCTATCATTACTTAGAACAAGCGCGTAATGCAGGTAAACATACTGCAACTCTTAAGAAGAGGGGTTCAGGATTCTCCTTTAAAGGCGGATCTAAAATGGCTCGTAACTTTATATTAGGTGAATCAGAAGTAGCTAGACATAAGATTAAATCTTACGCTGTTGCCAATGAGAAAGAGTATTTAACTAAAGATGGTGTATTAAACAAATTCTTAGCTATTGCAGATTTCTGCGCGATACATACAGGATTCCCTGGAGTAAGAAGTTTAAAAGATTCATTGAATGATATGCACTGGAAGATGGGTCGTAAAGATTCTAAAACTGGTACAGATGTTGGAACTCTTAACGAAGTGATGGGAGTTACTCTAAAGAATGACCCGGAGAAAGCCAGGGGTAAAAGGGGTTCTCTTATTGAATGGGAAGAAGCAGGAAAGTTTGACAACTTCTTGGTTGCTTGGGGAATCGCGAGACCTTCTGTAGAAGAAGATGGATTTGCCTTTGGAATAATGAATGCTTACGGAACCGGTGGTACTGAAGGAGCAGCCTTTGATGGTTTGGAAGAGATATTCTACAATGGGGATGGATATAACATTTATTCATTGCCAAACGTGTTTGATAAAAATACAGGTGGTAGAGGAAGATGCTCATTCTTCTTTGGAACTTATATGAACTTTAAAGGAAAGTATGATAAGAATGGAAATAGCGATGTTGTTGGAGCTTTAATTCTAACTGTAAAAGATAGGCTTAAAACTAAATACGGAGCTTCTGATCCAAATGCAATTGTTCAAAAGAAAGCAGAACACCCTATAACTCCTCAGGAAGCTATTATGAGGACAGAGGGAAGCGCATTTCCAGTAGGTGACTTGAGAGATTACTTAGAAGATATCATGCCTAATATCGACCGTTTCGTTGACGAGCATTGGGTTGGTAAGTTATCTTATGATAATAAAGGAAATGTTACTTGGGCGCCAGATCCAAGTATAACACCAATACGTGAATTTCCATACGTAGTGAAAGGTGGTAAATCAGATGGAGCTGTTGAAATTTTTGATATGCCGCAGAAAGATAGAGACGGAAAAGTATTCTCTGGTAGATATATTGCCGGGATTGACCCTATTGATAATGATTATACAGTTAACGGATCATTAGCTTCAATATTCGTGTTTGATATGTGGACAGATAAAATTGTTGCAGAATACACAGCAAGACCTGTATTGGCTGAAGAGTTTTATGAGATTTGCTTAAGACTTACTTCTTACTACAACGCGGAAGCAAATTACGAGAGCAATTTAAAAGGACTCTTTACGTACTTTTCTAATCATAATGCATTACATTTGCTGTCTGATACTCCTGAAATTTTAAAAGATATGTACATAGCAAAAACTATTTTACATGGAAACAGAGCCAAAGGAACCAGAACGACTAAGGAAGTTATAAAACTAGGTAAAACACTTCAACGTCAATGGATGATGTCTCAATATGAGATTGAACTTTATGATGAAGAGAATGGAGATATGCAAACTACATTCATTCAGAACTTAAGAAGAATTAGAAGTATTGGATACATCAAAGAATGTATAGCCTGGAATGCTGACATAAATGCGGATAGAGTTTCTGCAATGGATATGGTGATGATCTTAAGAGAAGATAGAGCAAAAATGGTAGATAAGTATGAAGAGAAATCTAACATGCATATTAATTCAATGACTGGAGATGATTTCTTAGATGCTAACTGGGCCAAAGCATTAGGAACAATGGAAGAGCAGAAAATGCCATGGATGTAAAAAAGCCATAAGCTACTATGAACTAAATAGGTATAAAAGTATAAATTCGTAAATTAAAACAAAAAAATATGTCATTAAGTAATTTCCCTAAACAAAAACTTCCGTTCAATAAGAAGGATAAAAAATGGAGAAAAGCTCATTTAGACTTTGCAGACAACAACAGTTTCATTAATAGTGGACGAATAAGAGCAAGGTTAAAAAGTAAGCGAATAAATCTAAATCTCTATAATGGGATTCTAGATCCTGCCGATATGAAGTTGATACTTAATCCTGGAGACATTGAGAAGATGTTTGTTCCGGAAAAGATTCAGCATTATCCTATCGTAACTCCAAGAATAAATGTTCTTATTGGCGAAGAGAAGAGACGTAAGTTTGACTGGTCAGTTAATTTAACTAATCCAGATACAATTGCTATGATCTCAAAAGACAAGATGAAACTTGTTCAAGAAAAACTAAATGAATACTTGGAATCTACTAGGCCTGAAGAGGAACTAGAGAAAGACATGAAAGCATTTAGCGACTACATAAACTATGACTATCAAGACGTTAGAGAGAAGAGAGCCAACATGTACATGAGGTATCATATAGAATCTCTTGATATGAAAGTAAAATTTCAACAAGGATTTAAAGACGCTCTTATCATGGGAGAAGAAATCTACATGACTGATATTGTAAATGGTCAAGTAACTTTCGAGAAACTTAATCCATTAAACGTACATACATTAAGATCCGGAACTTCGAATAAAATTGAAGATGCAGATATAATTGTAATTGATGATTACTGGAGCCCGGGTAAAGTTCAAGATCACTTCTACGAAGATTTAAAATCAAAAGAGATAGATTTGCTTGACGAAGAAAGTACTGGTGGAACTGGAAAGGATTCAGATGGAGAATCTTACGCATTCGATGATATGCAAAACTACGAGGTGATGCAAAGAGAAAGTATTAATTCTTTCCTTGACATGAGTGGAGTTTGGTCAAACACATCTAAGAACACATACACAGATGGACACGGTAATATAAGAGTTTTAAGAATGTTCTGGAAATCTAAAAAAGAAATACTAAAAGTAACTTTCTTTGATGAATTTGGAAAAGAACAAGTTAAATTTAGAAGTCCTGACTACATTCTTGATAAAGAAAGAGGAGAGACTTCTGAGAAGTTCTGGGTTAACGAATGGTGGAAAGGCGTTAAAGTTGGTAAAAATATCTACTTGCAAATCAAACCTAAAGAGATTCAGTACAATAAAATCAATCAGCCAAGCTATAACTCATCTGGGATTGTTGGACAAGTTTACAACACCAACGAACAAGGAGCCGTTTCATTAGTGGAAAGATCTAAACCATTCCAATACTTATACGACATTTCATGGTATAGAGTAAATGAAGCTTTGTCTAAGTACTTAGGTTCTATTGTAGAACTAGATTTAGCTAAGATTCCGGAAGGATGGAATGTAACTAAATGGTTATACTTCGCACGTAAGTCTGGTATTGCTGTAGTAGATAGTTTCAAAGAGGGTAATAGAGGTATGGCTAAAGGAAAACTTGCAGGAGCCGTAGGTAATACAACCGGCAGAGTTCTTGAACAGAAAGTTGGAGACTTTATTCAGACTCACATTCAAATGATGGAGTTTGCTAAAGCACAAATGGATGAGATAATCGGTGTATCCAGACAACGTATGGGTCAGGTAGACAATAGAGAAACTGTAGGAGGTGTAGAAAGATCTGTATCACAATCTAATCACATTACAGAAGAATTATTTACACTTCACGATTACTGTAAAAAAAGATGTTTCCAAATACTTCTAGAGACAATCAAGATTGCATCAAAAGGAAATCAAGTTAAGTTTGCATACATCGCTGATGATATGACCAGAAAGCTTATGGAAATTGATGGAGACGAGTTTGCTGAAGAAGAATACGGATTGCAAGTTTCAAATGAAGATGCAATTAACGAGATGCAACAGAAACTTGACGGAATGGTCCAAATGGGATTGCAAAATCAAATGCTTTCATTTTCAACGGCAATGAAAATTTACAATTCTCCTTCAATAAGAGAAGTTCAAAGAATGATTGAGAAAGCTGAGAATGATAAAAACGAATCAATGCAGAAACAATCTGAAGAGGCTCGTAAAATGCAAGAGATGCAAATTCAATCTAATGAGCAAATGGCAGAAGTTAGAAATCAATTAGATATTGAACAATTCAACAGAACTGACGATACTAAAAGATACATAGCAGAGC